ACGACGTCGCGGAACGCGTGACGGATCGCCGATCTGAGCGCGAACGAGCCGAACAGCTTCATCGGCTTCCGCTCCCACAGCGCCCGCCAGCCGTCGTCAGCGGGGACAGACTCCGCCCACGCGACGATCATCGTCGTCGCGGTCGCGACGCCCTTGCGTCTGACGACCGCGCGCGCGAACGGCGGGTATGTCCAATCGCCGACCGGCGCCCACACGGGCAGCCATGCGACGCCGTCGATCGAGAACTCGACCGGGTCAGCACCGTCCCATTCGCCCGTGCCCTGCGCGAGGGCCTCGAACTCGCCGAGGGTCTTCGCGGTCTCGTCGATAGTGGCGGTCATGCCGACACCTCGACAGGCTTACCCTGAGCGTGCGGACGCATCGTCGGCGCGACCGTCGCGATACCGAAAGCGAAGCCCGGTGCGACCTGCGTCTCAGTCGTTGAGTAGAGCGCCGCGCGCAGCGTCGGGTCGTGGATCCCGTCATCGTGGAAGTACCATCCGTGGCGGAACTGTGCGCTCTTGCTCATGAGGTCGTCGACCGACAGGCCGAGCGTCTCGTAGTCGTTCCCGAGCTGCAGGATGAGCATGCGGATGACTGCGATACGAGCGACGCTTTCCTGATCGCATCCGAGCGCCAGCCAGGCGTCACCGTCTTCTCCGAGGTCGTGGACTTCGACCGCGTCGACGACGTTATGGGCGTACATCATGCCTTCTGCTCCTTGGCCGGGTAGACGTTGAGCCGCGTCGAGATCGACGTGCGGCTGTACAGCTCTGCGGCGTTCGCCGCCTGCTCCTCTAGACGGGCGGACAGGTCGCGCCACTCGTCGTACGACTCGGGCTCGGCGCGCTGCCACGCGTCCTCGTCTAGGACGTCGCGGAACGTGACCGAGTAGGTGACCTGACCGCGGGTGCCAGCCGCCTTGTAGCCGTCACCGGACGCGCCGTCGACGCGGTTGATCAGCGACAGCAACGTGTCGTTCGCGACCTTCTCCTCCGCGGCCGCGGCGAGGCGTCTCGTCTTCGCATCCGCGGATGCCGCGATCGCGTCGTCGAGCTCGTCGGAGATCTCGTCAAACTCCGGTGCGCCTTCGGCGCGCCATGCGAGGAACCGGTCAGCCTCGGCGACCAGTTGGTGGATGCGGGTGTCGTCGCGGGGCACCCACAGGTGCGACGGGTCCGCGAGAGTCGGCTCGCCGTCCTCGCCCATGACCTCCCACACGTACAGCCACTGGTCGAAGCCGGTGACGTGCATGCCCCACTGCATCTGATCGGCGTGCTCGCGGGGGACGTCGGTCCGGGTCCAGCCACGGTCATGGGACTTCACCTCGACGCCGAAGCCGCCCATGTCGGAGTTCCAGCCGAGCGCGTCCGGAGTCGCGAGGTGCAGCGCGTGCGCGGGGTGACCGAGCAGGGCGCCGTTCAGGCGGACCGCGCCGACCGTCTCGTCGGCCCAGTGGATCAGGAACGCCTCACGCTCGTGTCCGCGGCGGGTGTGCGCGTTGCCGCGGAACGTCGAACCGTTCAGCTTGTCGTTGAGGATCCGACGCCACGTGCCGCGGCCGCCCTGCGCGATCGCGCGGACCTCGGATGCCGTGACACCCTCCGCGCGTGCGGCGAGCCACACGTCCTCAGGTGCGCCGTCCGGGACGACGATCGTGAGCTGCTCGATCACGAGTCGACCCCCGTCACGCCGCCTTCGCCGTCGGAGACGAACACGCCGGATGCCGTGCGCAGATCGAACGCGGCCTTGGCGAGCGGGTCAGCGCCGACACCGAAGTCGAAATCGAGAGTGCCGTCATCGATCCGCTCGCCGCGGACGCGGCCGAAGATGTCGATGATCGTGTCCACGTCCTCGGGGTCGACGATCGGTTCGACGAACAGGACGCCCGCGGTCGGGGTGTAGATGTCCTCGCCGCCGTCGTGGTCGACCTTCGTCGTGGCGCAGTCGACGACCATCACGATCAGGTGACGTCGTTCCGGGTGCTGCACGAGATGCTGATGCAGCCTCTCCATCCCGTTCCGGCTGTGTTCCTTCGGCAGTGCGCCGGCGAGCTTGACGCTCATGCGTTTCCCTTCCGGCGACGCACACGCGAAGCCTTGATGATCAGGGCCGCGTAGACCCAGCAGATGATCGCGAGGCAGATCGCCAGCGCGATGACGGACGCGATCACAGGTCGATCCCGTCGACGTCGGCCTGCGCGAAGGCGAGGTCGTCGCCAGAGATCGGCATCTCGAAGTCGGATGCCTCGGCGATCGCGTTCAGCGTGCGGACGGGGACGTTGCCGAGCAGAGCGCCCGTCGCGTCGTGAAGTGGTGGTGCGGTTTCCATCGGATGTGCCCTTCCGAATTGGTGGATGGTCTGAGGTCAGTGCCGGTCGCGTCTTCGCGGGACCGTCCCGTCGGCTTCGATCGCCTCATCGATGCGCGCAAGCCGCTCGTCCATCGCGCGGCGTCGGACGGCTTTCGTCTCGTCGCGTCGCCAGCCGACGGCGAGCAGCGCAAACGGGGCGGCGACGATGATCGCGTCAGCAGAGTTGAAACCAGGGGCGAACGCGTACGGGGTGACGATGATCGCCACGAGCACGATCGCGGCGCAGCACACGAACCGTGCGACCGGGTTCCCGAGGATCCGGCGGCGGTTCACTGGGACACCGCCACAAGCTGGGTGACGTTGCCGAGACGCACCCGGAGACGCTCGAGGCCGCGCGCGGTGATGCGGACCTGCGGCGGGACCGGGACGAGGATGCCGTCGTGATCGGTGCGGGGCGGCATCGCCCGCTCACACAGATAGCCGTCGTCGAGGGTGCGTGCGTACGGACGCCACCGGCGGCCCTCGCCCCGGTACGTCCACCGCATCTCGCCGAGCTTCTCGAACAGACGTTGCGGGCCGGTCTCGATCCCGGCGCGAACGAGGATGCTCGCGGCATCCGCGACGGAGTAGTCGCCCTCAGCGTCAGCTAGCTCGTCCCACGCTTCAGCGCGCGGCGTCAGCGCGGCGATGCGCTCGTCTTTGCGCTCGATGATCCCCTGCGCCTGAATGAGCGCGCGCGCCATCAGCTGCTCCGGCGGCTCGACGGGTGCGACGTACGCGCCCGTTCGGCGGATCTGCGGAAGCACCTCGTGCGTCACCCAACGCTTGAACGCGCGGGCCTCCGGCTTCCGGCTCCCGAGGATCAGGGCGTAGAGTCCCGCCTCGCTGACGAAGTTCGTCGAGGGGCGACCCTCAGTTGAAATGAGGGTGACCTCGTCATCGTCGAGACGGGCCGCGGCCGCGGACGGGTTGCCGATGTCGAGCACCGCGCAGACGTCCGCGACCTTGAACCACGGCTCGCCTTCGACGATGACCGTGTAGAGGTCGACGCCCTCGTAGCGGAAGATGCTGAGGTCGGTCATGACAACACCTCAGGGTGCTCCGCAGCCCACTCAGGGTGCTGACCCTCGATGTGTGCCTGGACGTTGTCGAAGTGGCGGTGGCACCCAGCGACCGGGCAGACGCCGTTCGCGATCCGGTTCCGAAGGCGAGTGACGTGCCCCTTGTACGCGCGGGCTGACCGCTCTGACGCGTCGCGCTCGTGCTGCGTGCGGCTCAGCGCGTCCGCGTACCAGTCCTTTGTGCGCTCAGCGGCGGCCAGCCTCTTCTTGAGGCGGTCTGCCTCAGTCTCGGACCAGGCGAACGTGTGTCCGAGTGGGCAGAAGACGGCCTTCTTGTTCTGTCTGGCTTGGCGGTAGAGGCTGTCGGGGATGGCGAGGCGGATACCGCACCAGCAACTCGTCACGGTCAGTTCGCCCGTGAACGTCAATGTCGTAGTCATGCCGCACGCTCCTCAGCGACGAGGTCACGGGCACGAACCGTGTCGATCTCTTCGATCGCGTCGCGGATGATGATCGCGGCAGCCTCAAGTCGCTGCTCTGATGTGAGTTCGACCGGCGCGCTCACGACGCCACCGCTTCGGCGACATCGGCCCGCTCGGCTCTCTTCATCAACTCGGCCGAATCAACACCAAGCCAGCGTGCCGTTGTGTCGAACTCGACCACGTTGAAAGGGATCGACCCATTGAGCCTGCGTCCGGCGGTGTGCGCGGTGATCCCGAGTACCTCCGCGAGTTCACCGCCAGTACGCTTCTGCCGCGCCATTTCGGCACGCACCTCGGCCGCAATTCGATCGGCAGCCATAGTTCCGAGGCCTGCATGATTCGTCATGTACCACATCATGGATGACGAGTCATGCAGTGTCAAGCACATCATGCGACTTGACGAGAAATCATGCAGTACGGCAGAATCAAGCCTCGTGGACAACGACTACTCTCAACGACTCGCCGACGCGCTCGTCTCCGAAATCAAGGCAGAGATGGGAAGACGCGGGCTATCTTCCCGCAAGCTCGGTGCGCTAATCGGCGAGTCGTCGCAGTACATGTCGATGCGCTTGGACGGTGGCAACCCCCGAACCGGAGAGCGAGTCGTCCTGAACGTACGAGATCTCTACGCGATCTCCAGCGCAATGGACATCGATCCGACAGACCTTATGACACGGGCTGAATCCCTTGCGAGCGACCCCGGCAACGTCATCGTGGGACGGTTCGGTCGCGGTTCCGACGTCGGTGTCGGAGCTTCCGGTCAAAATCTCCCTCGCGTCGCTCGCACCCGCGACAGCGACACCGGGGAGGACACGGATGCACCGTGACGCGCAGATTTTCGACGCGCTGACCGCTCTCGGCGTGAGAGTCGAGTACGCCGAACTCACTCCGGATCGTGACGGCGAGTACCAGCACGATGCACGTCTCATCCGGTTGCGTCACGATATGAGCGAACGACTCCACCGAAGCGTGCTCGCCCACGAGTGCGCGCACGCCGTGTTCGGTGATGTCCCATCGATGTTCGGCCCGCTCAACGCCAAGCAGGAACGCCGAGCCGACGAGTGGGCAGCTCTGCGACTCATCCGCCGCGAAGAGTACAAACGCTCCGAGAGCGTACATCACGGCCATATCGGCGCGATCGCGCACGACCTCGGCGTCGTCCGCAGCGTGGTCGAGGCATACCAGCGCGTCCTGCTCCGGATCGGCGATGTCGTCTACGTCGCCCCGAAGATGGGCGCCGGGCAATGGGCGGAACGCGAAGAGATCGCGTCGTGACCGCGCCGCAACTGCGCGGCCTCCCCCGACCCGCACGCCGCCGAGGCATCGGACTCATCCGCGTCTCGAAAGAACGCGACGGGATGATCAGCCCCGAGAACCAGCGCTACGCCATCGAACAGTACGCCGAGCGCGCCAACATCCACATCGTCGACTGGATCGAGGGAATCGACGAATCCGGATCCCGCAAGAAGTCGGCATGGTGGGCGCGCATCGACGGCGGTATCGAACGAGTCGAATCCAAGGACGCCGAGGTCCTCGTTTTCTGGCGCATCGACCGTGCCGCCCGCAACCGCCTCAAATGGGCCATCGCCACCGACCGCGTCGAAACCGCCGGCGGGGCCATCGAATCGGCCACCGAGCCCAACGACCAATCCCCCGCCGGACGCTTCGGCCGCGGCATGATGGCCGAGCACGCCGCATTCATCGCAGAGTCCATCGGCGCCACCTGGAAAGAGACGCTCGAGCGTCGCGTGCGGCACGGACTCACCCCCAACGGACAGCGACACTTCGGCTACACCTACAGCCGCGAGTCCAAAACGTACGAGATCGACCCCGTCGAAGGTCCAGCACTCGCCGAGATGTTCCGGGCGTACACCGCGGGGGAATCGGCCCGTGACATCGCAGAGCGCCACACCGATAAGCACGCCGCACCCGGCGCCGACGGCGCGCACGCCCGCTATGCCCGATGGAACACGGCATCTGTGCTGCGCGCGCTCGACTCCGGATTCGGTGCCGGCTACGTCCTCTTCCGCGACGACCTGCTGCCCGGCGTCCACCCGCCCGTGATCGCCCCGGATGAATGGACGCGATACCTCCACGCGCGCGAAACCCGCCGGCGCCGCCCTCGCGCCGAGCGATCGCCGTACGCCTACTCCGGATTCATCTACTGCCACTGCGGCGGCCGCATGAACGGACGCACCGATCACGGACGACCCCGCTACGCCTGCACCACCTCGGCGCAGTACGAGCGTCACCCCGATGCCTCTATCGCCGCGCACGTCATCGACGACGCGATCATCGAATGGCTGCACGAGATTCGTGGGCAGCTCAACGCCGCCGCGCAGCGCGCGCCACGGCGCCCGCAACTCGTCGACGATCCGGGCCGGGACATCGCCCGGAAGCTCGGAGGCATCGCCGAGCGTCTCGACAACGCCACGGTGAAGTACGTCGACGGCGACATCCCGAAGGACGCCTACGAACGACTCCGCGACCGCCTCGAGGCCGAGAGAGCCGCGCTGAATGCCGGGCTCGGCCGACTGACCGCGCAAGCCACCATCCAGCCGATCGTGTTCGTCGGAGACCTCGTGTCGCGATGGGATGATCTCCCCGTCGAACGTCGCCGTGAAGCGCTGCGAATGCTCGTCGATCGCATCGACGTGCGCCCGCCCAACGCCTCGCCTCGCGCTATCGTGCGCTCTGCTCTCACGCGGAGTTAGACACCGTCATCGGACGATGCCGATAGTGAGAGCCACAGGGAGCCAGTCTACGCAGGGCCGGTGGGTGCCCTCCGGTGCGGGCAGGTCACGCTGGCGGCGCCGCACGGAGGCGGCTACGGACGGATGCCGCGGAACGCCTCGGTGCGGTACGGAAGATCGACGGTCTCGGCACCCGTCTCGTCGACCCGGCGGTTCTGGTCGAACAGCGCGTCCACGGCGGCGAGAACCCGCGCCCGATCGCCGGACGCTGCAGTGATGACATAGCTGCGCGAGGACACCATGTCCAGAAGGGCCGCGCGATCGAGCGTGCGGGTCCAATGCCACGTTCCGCGCTCGAGCGGTCCGAACGGCTCCCCCGCTCGCACGCCGTCACCGGCGAGCATCTCCTCAGCGTGACTGCCGCGCATCGCCTCCGTGAGTCGCCGCACCCAGGGGATCGTCTCGTCGCGGATGTTCCACACGAGCCCGAGCACTCCGCCTGCCCGCAGCACGCGCGCCGCCTCGGCGGCGCCGGCATCCGGATCCACCCAATGCCACGACTGCCCGAGCAGGACTGCGTCCACGGACGCCGTGGGCAGCGGCATCCGCTCGGCCGTCCCGACGAACGTCGGAACCCCGGGCACGCTCGCCCGCAGCACGGCGAGCATCTCGGGGTCGGGATCGATCGCGACCACCTCGGCGCCGGTCTCGACGACCGTGCGGGTGAGCTTGCCCGTGCCGGCGCCGACGTCGGCGACCCGGACGACCCGGTCGTGGCT